TGGATAAGGATTATATTGAATTAATATCATCAAAAAGATTTAAAGATTCTGTAGATAAAGTTAGAAGAGCCATGGGTGACACCAGAGTAATCCAAGGGGGCAATCCATTAAATAATCTAATGATGACTGCGATGCAATCGTTACAAACAGTTGTATCAATTCAAATGGAAAACAAAGAAGTTTTAGAACAACTTGCAGTTGATTTAGTTATTAAAGAGATGGGTATTCCTGAAGGAGCAATGCAGTTTGACGCTAAATTAGTTATGAGACCTATGGGTGCGGCAGAAGGAATGAAAGAAGAACCTGAAATGCCTAGCGAAGAAGAAATCGAAGAGTTTATGGGTGACGCCGAAACATTTGATTTAGAAAGAGCTAAAAGAAGATTTATTAACTCACTTATTCAAGGTGCTGCGTTTAAAGGCGGTCACATGTTTAATTTAGTTTCAAGAGAACTTAATGATATTGACCCTAGATTAATGAATTTATACACCGTGTCACAATCTTTAATGGAACACGCATATTGGTTATTCCCTGATATGGAAGGAATGGCTGGTGGCGGTGGTGGTCAAATGGGACAATCAGAAGTTGACACCGAAACTGACCCACCAACAGTTAAAGCAAGAGCAATGACGTTCCCGCTTTTAATTCATGAATTAGTTAAAGGTATTTACGAAATATTTGGTACTCACGGTTTACCTGATGACCCAAAACAACAAGAAATGATTATGAGTGCTGAAGATACTTTACCGGCAGAAATTTGGGATTCTCGATTAGGTCCAATTTTTTGGGAAAAATTCTTACAAGCTTATCCAATCGAATTGTTTGATGAAGACATGAAACACATCCAACATTACTTATTTATGAGATTTTCTAAATTAAATGCTGAAGAATTTTTTAGAGTTGCTAAACTTATACTTTCAGGTGACCCACAAGGAACTCAATTTATTCAGAGGATGGTTAATGAAATTGTTACTGAATTGAAAGAATATGACGCGGAAGAAGCGTTGAGTGGCGGTGACGATGAAGATGACGATGAAGGATTTGATGATTTCTTAAATGGACTAGGATTATCGAGACCAAAATAATGAAACATGTTAAATTTATCCAAAGAACAGGTACTAATAGAGTACGTAAAATGTCATAAGGATGTAAAATACGCGTTAAGAACTTATCTACAAACCTACGACAATACAGTTTCTAAATACGTACCATTAGAATTATTTCCTGACCAAGCATCATTACTTGAAGATTACGAGAATTATAACGAAAACATCGCCCTAAAATATCGACAAGCGGGAGTATCTACAGTTACCGCAGCTTGGGCTTCGATGAAACTTTCTTTTGCTAAAAAAAATAAACCCGAAAAAGTTCTTATAATTGCTAATAAACTTGATACGTCATTAGAAATGGCGAACAAGATTAGAGCCTTTGTTGGTCAATGGCCAAGTTGGGTTGGGGTTGACTTTGCAGTTGAAAAAAACTCACAAAAACATTATAAATTAAATAACGGTAGTGAGGTTAAAGCCGTTGCAACATCTAAAGATGCCTTACGTGGATTTACTCCTACAATACTTGTATTTGATGAGGCGGCGTTTATCGAGGCCGACAGTGATTTTTGGGCGGCTTGTATGGCGTCCCTATCTACAGGAGGTAAAGTAATTGTAGTCTCAACGCCAAATGGTTATGACCGAATTTATTATGAAATATACGACCAAGCATTAAGAAACATGAATGACTTTAGGATTACTGAAATGTATTGGTTTCGTGACCCTCGTTATACAAAAGATTTATATTTAGTTAAAACCGAGGATATGATTCACTATCTTTTAAATAAAGAAGAGTATAGTGAAAAAGATATACTTAGTTGGTCACATATACCAGCGTCCGAAAGAGATTATAGTGAACTAAAAAAATTAATGGACCAAGGTTATAAACCTTGTTCTTCTTGGTTTGAGGCGATGGTTAAGAAATTAAAATATGATAAACGTAAAGTATCTCAGGAGTTGGAATGTAACTTCTTAGGTTCAGGTGATAACGTATTTGATTCTAAAATGTTACAAACTATTAGAGAAAATTCTATTACAGAACCCAAGAATAAAATGATGGGTAATGCTTTATGGATTTGGAAAGAACCTGTTGTTGGCCATAAATACATTATGGGGGTTGACGTATCTCGTGGAGATAGTGAAGATTTTAGCTCCTTTCAAATTATTGATTTTGATGAGAGAGAACAGGTTGCAGAATATGTTGGTAAATTACCACCAGATACTATGGCGGAAATTTGTTATAAATGGGCCAACATGTATTCATGTTTTATTGTAATTGATATTACTGGCGGTATGGGTGTTTCCACATCAAGAAAATTACAGGAAATGGGTTACAAAGACTTATATGTTGATGGTGTCGATACTGCTAATAAGTGGAAGTACGATGCCAAGGCACATGAAAAAATACCAGGGATTAACTTTAACAATAAAAGGGTTCAAATTATCTCGTCATTTGAAGAGGGGATGAGACATGGATTTAAAATTTATAGTTCAAGACTTTTTAATGAAATGAATACGTTCATCTACATTAATGGCCGTCCTGACCACCAAAAAGGACATCATGACGATTTAATTATGTCGGTGGCTATGGCAACTTACGTTGCCGAGTCTTCATTTAGTAATTTGACTAAGGTTGTTGAGCACACTAAAGCGATGATTGAGGCTTGGGCGGTTAATAATAATGACCAAACATCAAAAAAATTAGAATTTAATCCTGTTATACCGCACATGTCTGAAAGAATTAATCAGTATAACAGTCAGAACATGTCTAGAGAAGATTATCAAAAGTATGGTTGGTTATTTGGTGTTAGATAATATTTATTAATAAAACATCACATGGGATTAACTTCTAGAAAAAAATCGGGGAATAAGCTTAATGGCAGTAAATTAAACGTGCCTGGTCAGGGTATTAGTAATGTTAAACCTGGTGGTGATAATAAAATAAACCAACAAAAAGGTGACCCTAACAGAAAAAAAGGTAATCAAAATTAACTATTTAATTATAGATAATTAGAATTAAATTTATTACATGGAAAATAATCAAAATAATCAATTTACAGTTTGGCAGAGGTTATCCCAAGCTTTTGGGCCTAACGCCCTGTTAAATCAAGATTATCCAACATATAATTTAGACAAGACTGAATTATTAAAAACATCATCAAAACAGGAATACGAAAGAGAAAAACTACAAGCTCAACAAACGTTTTACTTAGCCAATCAATGGACAAAAATTGAGAGTAACTTATATACTCAAGCGGTTTATTATGAACCAACAAGATTAGCATCATTTTATGATTACGAATCTATGGAATATACTCCCGAAATTTCGGCGGCTTTAGATATCTACGGTGAAGAATCAACAACTGTTGACCAAAATGGATACATGTTACAAATTTATTCAGAATCTAAACGTATTAAATCAATCTTAATTGATTTATTTAATAATGTTTTAGACATCAATACTAATTTACCAATGTGGACAAGAAATACCGCAAAATACGGTGATAATTTTGTTTATTTAAAATTAGATGCCGAGAAAGGTATTGTTGGTTGTATGCAATTACCAAATATTGAGATTGAACGACTTGAAAGAGGTATGGCGGCAAAATCTGCAAACGTTGAGGAACCCGTAGAAAACAAAGGTTTAAGATTTAAGTGGAAGGCTAAAGACATGGAATTTAATTCATGGGAAATTGCTCACTTTAGATTATTAGGTGATGATAGAAAATTACCTTATGGTACTTCTATGTTAGAAAAAGCAAGACGTATTTGGAAACAATTATTATTGTCGGAAGACGCAATGTTAATCTATCGGACTTCAAGAGCACCTGAAAGACGTGTATTTAAAGTTTTTGTTGGTAACATGGACGATAAAGATGTTGAGGCATATGTACAACGTGTTGCAAACAAATTTAAACGTAGTCAGGTGGTTGATAGTCAATCAGGTAATGTTGATATGAGATTTAACCAAATGGCGGTTGACCAAGATTATTTTATTCCTGTTCGTGACCAAGCGGCGCCAAATCCAATTGATACTTTACCTGGAGCTCAGAACCTTTCTGAGATTGCCGATATTGAATACATCCAAAAGAAATTATTAACCGCACTTCGGGTACCTAAGGCGTTTTTAGGGTTTGAGGAAGTGGTTGGTGATGGTAAGAATTTATCATTACAAGACATCCGTTTTGCAAGAACAATTAATAGAATTCAAAAATCTATGATTGCAGAAATGAATAAAATCGCCATCATACATTTATTCTTATTAGGTTTTGAAGATGAATTATCAAACTTTACCTTAGGATTAACTAATCCATCAACACAAGCCGATTTATTAAAAATTGATGTTTGGAAAGAAAAAGTTTTATTATACAAAGATGCTGTAACGGCAATCGAGGGTATTGCACCAGTGTCAGTGACTTGGGCTAAGAAACATGTACTAGGATTCTCGGATGAAGAAATTAAATTAGATTTGCAACAACAACGTGTTGAGAAAGCCGTTGGGGCAGAATTAACTAATACCGCAACTATTATCAACCATACAGGAGTATTTGATAATATTGACAAATTATATGGTGTTAAATCAGGCGCAACCCAAACTGTGGGAGCGACCCCACCACCTTTAGGAGGATTAGGAGGTCCTGAAGATACTGGCGGAGGAGCACCACCACCACCTCCAGGTCCTGAAATAGGTGGTGACGCGGGGATAACACCTGAGTCATTTAAACGTGATAATTTATCAATTTTATTAGAAAGTGATAACTTAACAGAGTCAGATTCATTTATTGATTTATCTAAAGCGAGAAATTCTTTAGGTGAAATAGAGAAAGAATTAAACAAAATTCTAAAAGATTGATATTTATAAATAAAAAGAGATGACAAATTTTGGAATAATTAAATCAAAGATTGAAGATGTGTTATTAGAGTCATATAAAAATGACACATTTAAAGAAGAATTCAAAAAATTTAAAAAGTTAGTTTTAGAAAATAAAAAGATACGCAAACTTTTTTATTTGTATGATGATTTATCTTCTAATAAAGGATTGGCAGAATCTATTGTTGACGATTATGTGAATGAATGTATTACCATTTATGAAAATACCGTTAATAAAATACAAGAGTCGGATATTACCCCACTAAAGTTATGGGTTAAAAATTCTAAAGTTGTTAATCAGTATAATAATATTGATAATTTATTCTCAAGAGATATTTTAACAATTGAATCAAGAATAACAAGTAAAAAACTTATTTCTGAAACTATTAAGAAATTACCTATCAAGAAAACAGACACCGTTCAAATTCCGTTAACCTCTATGGTAAACATTGCAAATAAAACAATCTCAAATTTTATTGAGTCATTAAGTGAGTCAGATAAAAAAGAATTAACAAAATTTTTATCTGAAGATGATGTTACTTTAAATCAAAAATTTGATAATGTTAAAGAAAGTGTTGTGAATAAATTAACTGAAATGAAAAATAATAATAAGGACAAGTCAACTCAAATAAGAATTGATGAAACTCTTGATAAAGTAATATCAGAAAAATACGACAAGTTAACTTATTTCAAACTTAAAAGTTTGAATGAGAATCTTTAATCATTGTTTGATTTATATTTTTTTTGTACGTATTTTGCTTTTGAAATTTCATTTCTCCTTTTAACGGATTTTTTTTGGAATTCTTTTCTCTCGTTTAATTCTCTACTTTGTCTTGTCTTTATAACTTTACTTTTGTAAATTTTTAACGCTTTTTCAAGAGTTACATTCTTTCCTACTTTTACTATTAACATATTTTTTTGAGTTTATATTTATTTTGACTATTGCTGTAAATATACCTATTTTTCTAAAAACAATAAACTTAAAAATTATGAAATTTAATGAAAAAGGGGAAAACCTCACATATTCACGGATTCAACACCGCCAAAATAATATATGGAACAGTTGATTCGATGAATTTTAAGTCACTCTATCTTAACATCCAAACATGGGTGGAACCGACCACAGAGTGTCAAAATTGGTCACGGACAGTTCTTAATATGAACAGAGCCATAAAACATTCAATCTACGAATCCTTAGATAAAGAGTTATTTGATGATAAATTTATAGTGGATTTAGATTTAAGGTCCAGCGGACTAAATCAAGGTAAAAAATCTTTTATGAATTTAGAAATTAATTTCTTTTTGAATCATGAAGGACATGACTTTAAATCAAAAGAAATTAAAGAGTCTCTTAAAGATATTACTACTAGAATTTTTTACGAAAACTTTATAGGTAACAATTACTTTAACTTTTATCTAACTAAAAAAATCAAAACAAACGATGAGATGCTACAATTAGAGAATGTTTAATATTTATATAAAACCTTTGGTGGTTATAAATGAAAATTTGTGGTAAAAAAATGGATAATTTAAAAATTAATATTAATAACGAGTTGAATAAAAAATCAATTCTTGTTGAATACGATGCGGGATATATTAATCCAAATGACAATCGTAACGAAAAGTTAATTAGAGAATCTAAAGGTAATATGTTAGACCATTCTAAACCATTTGAATTTTATGCGGTATTACAAAAATATAACACCCCAAATAGAAATGGTAGAATATATCCTGAACGTATTTTAAAAAGAGAAGCGGAAAACTATAAAAAAATGATAGAAAAAGGTACAGCTCTTTCAGAGTTAAATCATCCTGAATCATCATTAATTGACTTAGATAGAGTATCTCACGCAATAAATGAAATATGGTGGGAAGGACCTATATTAATGGGTAAGATACAATTACTCACTTCACCAGGATTCCACGAAAGAGGTATTGTATCAACTAAAGGAGATTTGGCGGCTAACTACCTAAGACAAGGTGTTACCTTAGGGATTTCTTCAAGAGGGGTGGGTTCCCTTAAAAAAGTTGGTGAACAGAATGAAGTACAAGAAGATTTTGAATTAATCTGTTTTGACTTAGTATCATCACCATCAACACCTGGAGCATACTTATTCCAAAATCCTGAAGATAGATTTAACTTTGACGAGAACTTGGAAGAAGAGAAAAAAATGTCGGTAGAAAGAAATGTTGGTGAAAATGGTAACAAATCACTTGACTTAATGAGAAAATTAACCGATTATTTAGGAAATTAAAAAAATTTATAACATGGACGAAAAGTATTTTATTGCAAAAATCACAACCGATATGATTGATGAAAAATCGGGAAAACTTAAAAAATTAAGAGAAGAAAAATTAGTAAAAGGTTATAACCCTACTGATGTTGAGGCCAAAGTAACTAAAGTTTACGAAAACTACACACAGGATTGGAGATTAACCGCAATTGTTGAAAGTAAAATTGATGAGGTGATAGAATAAAATTTTCACATTTCGATAATAATAAAAAGGGGGCATTAGTCCCCTTTTTTGTTTTTTTTTAAAAATGGCACTATTTATAATAAATTAAAAACCAATTATTAAATTAGTTTAATTAAAACTTTTTTAACATTGGGGATATTTATATAGTAAATTAAAAACATACAAATGGCAAAAGAAAAATCTTTAGTTGAAGAAGCAATCATCCAAATGAAAAATTTAGAGGATGCAGTTGCTGAAAATGCAAAAGGAATACTTGCTTCAACTATGAAGCAAGAAATCAAAGAACTAGTAAAAGAGTCTCTGACTGAACAAGAAGATGAGATTGAAACAGACATTGAAATGGACGAACCTGAAATGGAAGACGATATGTCTGACGAAGAAGGGTTGGACTTGGATATGGATAATTTAGATATGGATGATGAAGATTCTATGGATGATGAAGATTCTATGGATGACGACGAAACTATTGACCTTACTGACGTTGATGACGAGGATGAAATCTTACGTGTATTCAGCTTAATGGGTCCTGAAGATAATATCGTGGTTACCAAAGATAATTCAGGTAATATCAATCTTAAAGATTCTGAAAAAGAGTATATGATTGTCGGAGAAGGTGACGAATACGTTGATGAAACAGAAATGTTCGAAATGGATGATATGTCAGATTTTGGCATGGAAGACGAAGACGAAGACGAAGACGACATTAATAGCATCATCGATAAAGTATTTAACACTAACGAAGAAGAAGAAATGGATTTTGGAATGGACGAACCTAAAATGGACAGTGAAGAAATTGTTTATGAAATAGAATTTGACGAAGAAGAAGAAGAAATGGACAGTGAAGAAATTGTTTATGAAATTGAATTTGACGAACAAGAAGGCGAAGAAGACATGGGTCTATACGACGATGATGAACCTGTAATGGAATCTAAGAAAATGTCAATCAAACCTAAAGGTGTCGGAATTGGAAATCCAAATAAGAAAAAAATATATTCAAACAAACCTAACCAAGAAGGTGGTTTTAAAACTGTAAAAAGAACAGTTAATAAAACCATGGGTACTGGTAAAGCAAAATTTGAATATAAAGAGGGTGAAAATCTTGACGGTGATATGAAAACTGTTAAAAAGGTTGAAACCAAAGAAGCATCAAGAACTTTAGGAAGTGGTTCTAATTTTAGAACTGGCGGTTTACCAAAACCAAGAGCTCATTCAAAATTTAACACGGCAATCCAAAAAGAAAGTATTGATAACAGAGAATTACAAGTTCTTAGAGAAAAAAATGAAGAGTACAGAAAAGCACTTAACATTTTTAGAAATAAATTAAACGAAGTTGCAGTGTTCAACTCAAACTTAGCATACGCTACACGTTTGTTCACAGAACATTCAACATCAAAACAAGAAAAGATTAATATCTTAAGACGTTTTGATAGTGTTGAAACTATTAAAGAATCTAAAAACTTGTATAAGACATTAAAAGATAACCTTTCGTCTAAGACAAATCAACCAATGAATGAGTCAATTGAAAGAACTATTCAAAGTTCTCCATCGACAGGGTCATCGGCTAATTTGATTGAGTCTAAAACATATGAAAATCCTCAGTTCTTAAGAATGAAAGATTTAATGTCAAAATTAAAATAAAATAAAATAAACTAAAAAAAAAATAAAAAACCAAAAAAATGGGAGCATTATTAGAATCAGGTCTTGTTGGTAACATCGGGTTAAAACACCTTAAAGTTATCAAAGAAGATACAATTAACAAATGGGATAAATTAGGATTCCTAGAAGGCCTTAAAGGTCACCTAAAAGAAAACGTAGCTCAATTATATGAGAACCAAGCGTCTTTCTTAATTAACGAAGCAACGTCTGACGGGTCTTCAGGTTCATTTGAAACTGTTGTATTCCCTATCGTAAGACGTGTATTTTCTAAATTATTAGCGAATGACATCGTATCAGTACAAGCTATGAACTTACCAATCGGTAAATTATTCTACTTTGTACCTAAAATTCAAGGTTATTCAGGTGGTACTAACACTCAATGGAGTGATGTATCTTCAGGAGACCACTACGCACCACTAGGAGCACCAAACGGACCAACATCTCAAAATGCAGGTTACACAGGAGCTGGAGCGGTAAGTAAAAACCTTTATGACTTATTCTACGAAGGAACTGAACCAGGTTTAGACCCAGCAGGTTTATTCGATTATTCAAAAGGTCGTTGGTCAGCAATCACTGCTACAACCTCAATCCAAAAATGGACTAACGGTTTATTAGTTGATGCTAATATTTCAGGTGATACTGCAGGTGCTGCAACTATCCCTTCAGGTAACACAAGAAAAGTTATCGTTAAAATGTGTGGTTTTGCTGACACAGGAGCAGGTAAATTAATCGGACCTGATGGTAATGAAATGGATACAGAATCTTTCTTATCTGATTTAATTATCTTCACAGGTGCAGGTTTAGATGTTTCTGCAACAACACCATGTCCAGTATCAACAGGAGCTTTATTGTTCAGAGTTGTTACTCAACAATATGGTAAAGGTATCGTTTCTTACGGTAGCACTACTCAAACTACTTGGGCATCAACTGGTAACGGTGGTTCGTTTAAAAACGTATGTGATGCTAACGGATGTATCTACTTAGAAGTTGATTTATCTTGTCCAGTATGTGCTGATTGTGATTCAACATCTTTAGATGGTTACACAGGTACTACTATTACTGAAGCGGCTTCAGGAACATCATTCTACGCAGCGTTCAGACGTTACGAAGAATTAGAATTTGAAGACAAAATAGGTGAGGTTTCTTTCGACTTAGATTCAGTTACTGTATCTGTTACAGAAAGAAAATTAAGAGCACAATGGTCTCCTGAGTTAGCTCAAGACGTTGCTGCATTCCACAACATCGATGCTGAAGCTGAATTAACAGCTTTATTGTCTGAACAAGTTGCGGCTGAAATTGACCGTGAAATCTTAAGAGATTTACGTAAAGGAGCAGCATGGAACTTACGTTGGGATTACAACGGATGGAGAAGAATTTCTCAAACTACATCTTATACTCAAAAAGATTGGAATCAAACATTAATTACTGCAATTAACCAATTGTCAGCACAAATCCACAAATCTACATTAAGAGGTGGAGCTAACTGGATTGTAGTTTCTTCTGAGATTTCAGCTATTTTTGATGATTTAGAGTACTTCCACGTATCTAACGCATCTCCTGAGCAAGACCAGTATAACATGGGTATTGAAAGAGTTGGTACTCTTGCAGGACGTTACCAAGTTTACCGTGACCCTTACTTCCCAGCTAACACAGTGTTAGTAGGACACAAAGGAACATCATTGTTAGACACAGGTTACATCTACGCACCGTATGTACCTCTACAATTAACACCTACAATGTACAATCCGTTCAACTTTACTCCGATAAAAGGAATAATGACGAGATACGCAAAAAAGATGGTCAACAACCGTTTTTATGGACGTATTACTGTTGATGGTGTTCGTACATTCGATTTAAGAGAATTGAGATAATCAAAATCTTAAAGAATAAGACTAAAGGGACAATTTATTGTCCCTTTTTTTATGTTTAATATATAACACTTGATTTTTTGGTATAATAATTATATATTTATATTATATGAAAAAATTTATACCTACAGAAGAAGAATTAAATAGAATACTTAAAATGTATAATGAAGAACTTTTAGGTTCTCAAACAATTTCAGAAAAAATAGGCATAAGTAAACCAACAATTTTAAGAATATTAAAAGAAAATGGTATTATTATGGGACCGTCAGGAAGACGATTTATTGGCGGTAGAGAAGTTGCAACAAAGAAATATTTTTCTAAACCTGAAACAAAAGAACGTCTAAAGAAAAATCACAAAAAATGGGCAGAACAAAATAAAGAACATTTAACTAAATATCTTAAAGAATACCGAGAAAATAATGTTGATAAAATTCGTCAAATAAAACGTGATTACGAAAGAAATCGTAAAGCGAGAGACCCCCTCTATAAACTAATCAGTAATTTCAGAACTGCTATCTACACCGTATTAAAAGAAAGTAATGTGGATAAATACGGACATTACTTTGACATATTACAATACACTCCTGAACAATTAATATCACATTTAGAATTACAATTCAAGGAGACAATGACGTGGGACAATTATGGTGAATGGCATGTTGACCATAAATTACCTATAACTTATTTTAATATCTCTGAAATGGGTGATGAAGAGTTTATGAGATGTTGGTCCTTAGATAACCTACAACCAATGTGGGGTATTGAGAATATTCGTAAATCAAATAAAACGGAATAGGATAAAGGATACAAGAAATTGTTTCTTTTTTTTATGTTATAAAAAAATATTAATAAGTTATTTAAACACCAATTACTGTATAATTAAAAATTTTGAGATATTTATTAATAAAGAAATATTATGAATAGATTTAATTTAAATACTGAAGAAAGAAATAGGATTTTAAATTTACATGAAAGTATTAGAGAAAAAACTATTAAAAAAATTATTTCAGAGGCGGGTCCATATGAAGATGGGGAAATCCCTGTCCCTACTACGGCAACAACTGCGACTCCTGGTACACCCGCAGGTCCAGGTCTTTCTGGATTTAATGCTGATTCAGATGGTGATGGTGCTCCTGATTATTTACAAGCGAAAAATCCGCAAGATAAATCTGCATTAACACCTGCGACTCCTGGTAAAACAAACTACTCGGCTAAAGATATTCAAACTTGGTTAAATACTAATAAACAATCAGGGTTGGTGGTTGATGGTAAAATAGGTCCTAAAACTATTGCTGCGATAATTGCTGCTTTAGGGGTAACAACAAATGTTGCACCTGTTGGAGCACCTGTTGGAGCACCTGTTGGAGCACCTGTTGGAGCACCTGTTGTGGCAAAAACAAATAATTCGTCGTCACAGACATCAGGGGGTGGTGACCCATCAACTGATGCTTAATCTTTTGTTTCGTCTTTAATTACTTGTTTTGACATAACTCTAATTGCCCTTGACACAACTTCAGACTCACCTAAAGAATACACACCATCGTGGTACGCTTTCTTAACTGCCTGTATTAATATGTATGATGCGTTGTCTTTATCCATAGACTGTAGTAACACATCTAAATGGTCTTCAGTTAGTAGTGGTATTGTGTCGAATAGTTTTCCAAATAATTGTTGTTCTTCCATTGTAATAATATCTTTTTTTGATGTATTTATAAGTATATTAAAAATTCTATGCTAAATCAATTAATAAAGAAAATATTGCTTGAGGCAACTTCTGATAGTAGTGGTGGTAGAGGGTCCTATGTTTCTCCTTTGCAACCTGGTGTTAGGGAATTTAGTAAAGAGTCATTACAACCATTTACAACACCCGTATCAAAGTATATTGATGCTGAGTTGGAATACGATAGTTATGGCGGTAAGATGAGTACACCTAAAAAAAAAATTAAAAAGATGGAGAATAAAGTAAAAAAGATTTCTAACTATATTAAAAATAACCCTATGTCAACATTTAGTGATGAAGATGGGAATAATATTAATCAAACTCCTGGTGGTAAAAAAAGTATTGTGCCAATCACAACATTAAAAGAATGGATTGAAATAAAAAAAGATACTGTGGTTGTTGGTGAAAAAAAAGTAATTAAACTTAACGAAAACGATTTAATAAAAATTGTTAAACGAGTTTTAACAGAACAAACCGCACCTAAAGGAAAGGTACTTAATCTTTTTTGTCAAAGTAAAAACAATTCATTTAGAGAAAGTGGGTTAACTTTAGATTCTGAAGAAGATATGTACGGAGGATTAAATGGTGGTGGACTTAAAAGAATATTTTTAACACCATCCCCAACCATACCAAGAGAATCATATGAACCTTCCACAGTAATCTTAGATGTTGTTCCTGCGGCTAAGATGAATAAAGATTTCTTAGAAAAAAGTAAAATGGCGAACCCGAATCAAAAAATTTATTTGATTAGTAATAGAATTAGCGTTAATCATTTCTGTTCAATTGACGCTGGTACAGAGAAAGAGTGGGCCGATTACCTAAATAAACTTTAATCTTCTTTTTGGTAAGGTTGGATAGGTTTGTCGGGGATTGTAAAGTTTCCTCGTGTGTAACAAAAAGTTTTATTAAACCAATCAATTTTTTCATTAGACCAAGTGGCCATTTCTTGAGCATATTCTGCACTAAACTGATTGATGTCATAACCAATATAAACTAATGTATCAGTTTTTGGATTAACCGTATTTGTAATTGTTTGTGAAAACAAATTACAAGAAGTGAACAATGCTAGTGCGATAAATAATTTTTTCATATGATTTAGTTTATTAGGTTTTTGTTATATTTTTTCTAAAATTTTTTTAATAGAATATTTGATATTAGAAGTAATTTCTTTTTCAAATTTATTACGTCTTGACTCAACTTCTGAATCAAATAAAGTAACTACAGAATTCCACGAATTATCTCCTAATATTACAGTGTACGAATAAACGTGGTTGATTATTTTTACGCTATAATTTTCTAAAATTACGAAAATTTGGTCTTCTTCGTTTTTAATATAACGTTTGTTTGAGATTGGGGTTAACAATAAAACAGTTTCATTTTTTTTTATTAATTTTTCACAAATAGAAACACAATCTTTTTCGTATGTAGTAATTTTTGGGGTTGAAGACCGATAGAATTTAATATATTGTTTTTGGATTAATCGTTTTAATTTGTGAATAATTTGTTTCATAATCTTATATTAGTATTTATTTACAAATATAATGATATTATTTAAATAAAAAAATTAATTATATATTTTTTTTTAACAATAAGCTCCCGAACAATGTGTTTCACCATCAAGACCTTTCATTTTTCCTTTACATACTTGAATAGCGTGACCATTAGCATAAGCACTTGGATATACGTCATATGTAGCCTTTGCAGATGCAATACCTCTTGCACAAAGGGGTGTACCTGTTTTTTTACGACCCTCCATCATGGCCATATCTTTATCATCAATAGACATAGATAATTCCATACCGTCTTTTTTGGTTTCATTCATTAAGAAATCAAATACTTGGTCTAAGTTATTTTTAGATTCTGCAATATGGTCTTGAGCCCAGTCATGTCCATTTTCTAAAATAGACTCAACCATATCATGGTCTAAATCTAATAACAAATCACATTGTCTTCTCATTTGTTCTAAATTACTAAAAAACATGTATCTTTGAGATTCTTGTTCACTTAATACTTTTTTAATAAGTTTAGTTAAGTGTGTTTCATTAAGTTTAACTATCTGTTTCATATTAACTATTTAATCCGTTACCACCGATAAGAACCGCGTTCATTTGAACTACTTCTTGGCCCGCACTATTTATATAGGTTGGATGTAGTGGAATTATTGTAATTACCGAATTGTCACATACTTCTTGACATATAGTGGATTCAGTGTTGGCACTTATTGGCGGTGGTGATACACAATCTTCACAATCTAAAAAGGGTCCTGAAACGTAATAATAATTTGTTTCACCCGAATTAGTTAACCCATCAAAAGTTACGCAAAATGGTGTTTCACGACCAAATTGTATTTCATAAGTAACACCTGTTGTAGGAGCACCAAAGTAACTACAAAAGTTAGTTGCTTCTATATTAATTTGTTCTTCTGTACCACATCGTATAAAACTAAAATTTAAAGACTCTGTAAGACCACTTAAACACGCACAACAATCGTCGTGTAATTGAACAAAGGATATATTTAGAGTTTCCGAGCTTCCTGTTACTGCCCCAACAGTACCACAAAATCGAGCCTCGCTAATATCGAACTCTACTGTGGCCCCCAAAGTTAACGTTGATGCAGAAAGAATGTATACATCATTAGTTATACATTCATTTATAATATAATTTGGCATATCTTTATTTTTTTTTTAATTTCTATAGGTTATAATGTAAAATTTAATAATTTTATCTTATTTAACATTTTGTTTTTATTATAAATATCTTATTAATCTAAATACTTCATATTAACGATTTGAAATTTAACTTGTCGTTTGTATGTATTTATCTCTCCGCTACTATCCACCTTAATATCTATGTAATACTCGTTAGGGATTTTATCTCTAGTATCAAATATAAAATAGTATTCGTTTGGTGTTCTATTAATTTTAGTCCAATCTTGAACCTCAACTTCTGTCTGACCTTCTCTAACATAGACTCTATAATAAGCACTAACATTTTGTAAAAGTTTTTGAGTTGTGTAAGCTTGTTTTATGATAACACCAACTTTTCTAATGTCGGTATTATATATTTTTTCATCTTGTTTGATACCATAAAAATCAAATCCATATAATTTTGGGTCGACAGAATTAGTACCAATTTGAATTGAATTTTTTAATGGTTGTATTGTGAATTCATTAAATGATTGAGGTAATGGGAAACCATTGTAATTTAAGTTATACCATTTATCGGTAAACATACATGGTGTTTGATACCCAATAAGTGGTGGTATAATAACTTCATAAACACCTTTAGTTCTTTGGCAGGTAGTTAATCCTGTTAATCCGGCAATTTCAGTCCCCGAAGAATCCATAATAGTAACATTTGGATTGTTGTCTAAATTGATTGGGTTACCATTATCAAACAAGTACAAATAAAGTTTATTTGTCTTACCTAAAGAGAATAAATTTCTATCGTCTTCAATAAGGTCGTTATAGTTTGTTTCTAAAAACGGTTCGTAAAATGTTTGAGTATGTCTTGTAAAAAATTGAGTTTCATAGGTATCAGTAAGTCCCGATAAGTTTTCAACCTGAGGTTTGTAAGCGATTCCCCATCCGGTTACATTAGTTAATGAACCGTTAATAATTGAATTTATTTCACTAGTCATATCAAAACTAACATTCTCATTACCAAACTCAAAGTGTTGTACGTCAACAATAGTTATTGCCGAATAATTGACCCCCGTACCTGTTGCGGTATTTGTGTTGTCATATATTCCTGGTTCTGTCCAAACCCCAATGGTTGTTGTTTGAAACCAATTTGATGGTCTATCAGAGAAGTTCTTATCAAAGTCACTATAATCGTAGATTAAGTCGGCAAAATCATAACCAACACCCTCATCCCAAATTTGTGGGGTTAGTGGGTCATTATTGATATAAGGAATTCTAAATAATATTAAATCAAATGATGTTGCCCTTTTTCTACCTTGAGATGTTGAGGTATTTAATAACTCAATATCAAAGGTTGAGGTATTCACCATTCTTAGAGTGTGGACAATTGTGTCGGTACAAGTTGTTGAAGTTGAAATTGTGCCGTCATTTATCTTCTGAAATAGTAATGAAAGGTCTAAATCGAATATGAATCTACTATACCCACTAGGGTATTGAGACACTGCGGTAGAACCATAAAATAATTCCGTAACTGGGTTTCTACCAGTATTGGTGAAACTGTTGGATATGATAGTATTGTTCTTACTAAAGTAGGAGTTGTTAATTGACATTTAAGTGTTTTACTTATAAATATCAATTAATTCGGATATTTTGATTTAAGATGGTATTTTCTGCGTCAGCAAGAATTGCATTAATTTCTGCTGCGGTTTGTCCATTACCTGCAGCGACAGGAATAGGTGGTGCCGTGGCAACAGGATGTACGTGTCCAGTAACAAATGAAAATATTTTTCTAAGTAGTGACATTAACTCATCCCCCCTTGTTGTTGGATATGTTTTACTATAAATACTACTTTCGTCACCAACAAATTTATCTTGTGGTATACCATATAAAGTTTGACTTAAACTAATTTTACCTTTAGGTCCTGTAGAGTCTTGTGATAGTAAATAAATTTTTTGGGACCCTAAAATACCATAGGATACATCTGAAGGAACAAACTCGGATGGTGTAACTTTTTCAATCTTAATATCCCCTTGAGGGCCAATAACAGCAGTACCATTTTTGTTTTCCCAAACTAAAAACCACCCACTATTAATTAATCCCATATTTAATTTAATTTTACTATAAAACTTAACATAATTAGTTAATTCCGCAACATCATTTACAACTTGTGATGGCGAGAATTTAGTACCTTTTTGATATGTTAATTTTGATGGTGTAACTACAAAAGGGAATATTTGGTCTTGGGGTATATTACGTAATTGATTATTAACAATATAATTAGGTAAGTCAATAAAATTTTTAAAAACTCCATCACAGAATTTATTAATTAAACTTAATGAATCGTTAAAATTTGTGGCGGTAAATTTAACCTCTTCAATAGGACCACTATAATCAGTACCAACGCTTAAATTAACAATAGTATCGGATTTAAAATTTTTACTATTAACTCGTTGACTAGGAATTACATTATATAAACCAACAGACCCATTAAAGACATTCTGAGTATTTTCTAAATTTTCAATATCCCAAATTATTATTTTTTTAACCACCTTAACATTTTCAATTAATCTAGTTTGGGTTTCTTGAGGTAATAAAAGTTTTTGTTGAGTAAAATTTGAAAGTTGTAAGAATGACCTCAAGGTATTACCAACAGGTATTTGGGTTGTACTTAATACTTTTGTTTTACCCGCTCTAATTAAAACCTCATTTTCTTTAACAACAACATCGGCAGAACCACGGCCTAATAATGCGTTATCGCCTGGTTCAGGAAATACGCCATAACTATCTTTGTTACGATATTGTCCTTCACTATTTTTAATTGAGATACCTTGTTTAATTCTATCACCAGACGCTAAAAATTTCTTAGAACCTTGGTAATATTCAAAAGGTGTTGTCATTGGTGATGAAAACGGACCTTGAATATAGAATTGGTTTTGAAAGTTAAATTTTTTATTTTGGTATATAATGTGTACGTACTCATTTTTTTTTGGTACTTGGCTAAAATAAAAAGGTAATAATGGTAAGAAGATTAATGGGTCTTTTGATGTCCATTTATCAATCTCCTCATTCCAATTGGGAACTGATGCTATAATATCGGTATATGTTTGAGTTTCAGGTATGACTCTAAGTCTACCTAACATCATCGGGTCTTCGTTATCATAAACAATTCCCGGAAATATAATTTGATGTATGTTAGATTCGTCTATTTTCATTATTTACTAGTTCTGTTTTGATATTCTTTAAGAATAGTATTGTAAGTTAATTCTAATTTATCTAAATGTTCGGTCATTTTAATAACGGCGTCTTTGGTAAATTTAAAATCTTCTTGAATAAAATCCATAACAAAAGTCAAATCTTTATTTGAGTGTGATTTGTAATCTTTTATTATTTTTATGGCTTTTTCTGATTGTTCTTTTTTCGTCATAATTACATTTTTTTACCAAAAGAACTCGCAGGAACTGTCAGACCTGCTGGGGTCATTGTTAATGCCCCTACCGCAATTTGTACCTTACCATTTTCCGCCTCTTCCGAAGCCATAGCTTTCATCTGTCCTAACATTTTTAAAACATCTAAATTAGGACTTCCGTCAGGCATTGGTCCTGTTGGAATACCAAGTTTTTGCATTTCCTCAATAGCCCCAATAAATGCTCGAGTTTCAGAATACCCACCCGCAAATTGGGAGGCAAACAATAGTGGTAATGGTATATCACCACCCCAACCTGTTCCCGCAATTTTTAACAGCCACAGAATTTCATCAATAACACTTTTACATTTACGCCAATCTGAAATAAACTGAGCAACAATTATGATAAGTTGAATTAATTTTAAAATTATAATAATTCGTTTATCTAATTTTTCTCTAGCAACGTCTTGGATTACTGATTGTATTAAATTTAAAATATCTTTTTTAATTAGATAAAAAAGTTCTTTAACAAATAACGCTCCAATTTTTGATATTAAATTTATAAAAAACTTTTTAAAGGTTTTCATAAAATCAACAAATGAATTAACACCATCAACAAATGTTTGACCTATTGACTTTAACATTACAAATATTGGTAATAATATTTTTGGAGATAGTAGAGCGGCGGCAATTCCTTGAACAATTAATTTAAGGAAGTTTAAATCTACCGCGGCTTTAATATTACCCTGAATAGCAAATCCTTGCCATTCGGGATTATTAATTAACGTTTGAGTTAACGCATCCGCAGCATCAACTAAGTCCTTATCCTCAATAAAATTTAATGTACCTAAATCATTTAGAATATCATCATAATTAACCGGTAATTTAACATTACCACAATCTTCAAATTCAACCACACCATTTTTAATGTTAGTAACTCTTTGGTCTATATTACGTAAATCAATATCTGTGAATTCAAAAAATGACTCATCAATATCGTCTAATTCCGCCAATTTTGCAATACCACTAACATCAATTTCTTTTTTATTGTCAAAACATAAACCTAAAACCCTTTGGATTATCATCATAAATTTACTAGTATCTTCGGCTTGAGCAACACCAACATTAGCACTAATAGATATCGCCCCACTTAATGACTCCATAATATTTGCCATAATATTTGTAAACTCAACAACCTTAATTGTTCTATAATAATCCGCTAAAAAAGTACCAACCTTATTAATACTACCTATTCTATTTGCAAGAGTTACCTTAAACCAATGTCCTGTCTCACCTAAAGCGTTTATAGTAACGTATTGAATATCAAATAATGCTTGTCCTGATTGACCAATATATTGTGCTCCATTATCGGTTGAATAAGGGTTACCACTTTGTATTCTTTCATATAATTCTTTATTCATTGAGAATGGATAAAGTTGTATTGCAATTGGGTTTTTTTCGTATAAGACTTTTCCATCTTTACTTGCAGGTACTTTCTTTAATAGATTGATTAAATCTATTGAACTTACTTTGACATAGATTACCTGTGCGGCATATGTTTGTTGTTGGTCACAGCCAACAGCGTTTATTGCTTCTTCCTGAAGAATTTCGATGATTTGAGGTTCAATATTCTTAATAGTTCTAATTAAGGTTTTTTTAACGTAACTAATTGTACTAGCACCTTTACCGCCAGTAAGGTTATTAATGTCTAATAATTGTTCAAATTGATTTTTGATTTCTTTTTGAAATCTTTTAGTTTGTTCTTTAACTTTATCTAAAGATTCTGTAACGTTTTCTTTTGCAGTATCAAAAGACTCTCCGGCAGTTTTAGAGGTGGTGTCATATTGAGATTTTAAATCTTTGTATGAGGTTGTTGCCGAAATCTTTTTTTGTGCGGATTTATAATCAACCCCTAAATCTAATGAGCCCATTTTAGTTAGTTTTTCATTTTGTAAGACCCATCAGGTTTAGAGGCATCTTTTTGTATTAAATTTTCTAATAAATCATCATCCACACCTAAATCAGTAATTGAGAAACCACCACTTCCTGCGGAGTTAGACTTTTCCCACATAGTAGATTGTAGTTTAGATAATGTTAATTTTTTTTCAACACAGTCGTTAATAATTTTTTGTTGTTTTTCAATAACAGGACCTATTAGAGTCATATCCTCAGGTTCTTTCATCATTGTCAACATTTTATTTTGTATTCTAATAGCCGTGTTTCTTTGCTCAACAAGTTCATTATAAATTTCTTGCATCAAAGATAACATTGACTCCTTAGTTAAATTAATTTCTTTTTTTTGCGGTCTTCCCATTACAATAAATATTAACTATAAAATTTTATTTAACCATATTTTGCACTAAAGTATAATACATCGATTTGTATTTCTTCATTGACCCCCTAATTTCTTTGGTTGACAAATTTGTCATTTCCCTTAATGAAAGTAGTATTATATTTTTATTAAATTTATTATTATCATTACCAATAAAAATAGATTCATAGTTCTCAAAAAGGTCATGTAAGGCATACCCTAATTTGACTTCATTATCCGATAAATTTTCATTTTTTAAAAAATTGTCTAACTCAAGTAAAAAGTTTTTGATTACTTTTTCTGAGTCAATACCTTCTTTTTCAATACTGTACGAAAAGTTGGGGTTATTTTCCAAACTTGTGGAAATATCCTCATATGATATTTTTCGGTTAGTTTCTTTTTGGTCCTTAATGATTTGCCCCATAAGATAGTTCTTACAGATTGTACCAAAATATGAATAAGCTTTTTTCTCCCTAGAGGGTTTAAACTTTTCAATTTTTGTCATTAAGAATGAGTGAGTGTCTACATGTATATCCGTAAAGTCCATGTCTTTTCTATATAATTTGTATCTTCGTATTATTGAAGATATCATCTTATCTAAAGGTTTTTTTAAAAAATCGTTATAAATTTTATTTCTTTCTTCGTAAGTTGTTGCTTCTAAAAATCTAACAACGGCCAACTCTTCTGGAACATCAAAATAATTTAATTGTTTAGGTTTTCTACCTTTCTTCTTTAACTCAACATTTGTATCTCCTGTTAAATTAATAATTTCTGTCATTAAACTGTTTGTGGTTCATACTTTATGGCTCTGTCATTAATAAAAAAGTATTCTTTTTTGGCAGAGTCAATCCAAAATCTTACTTCGTCTTCTGTTAATCTATCGTCGCCATTTTTATAATTCCAAAAAATAGAACCATCTCTCAGGTTAGTGTGTTTATAACCAATCTTAGGTATTGACATAAATTTAACTGAATTATGTGTCATTCTTAAGAAGAATTCGTAACCAAATGTTAATTTGAATGAGGATTTAATTAAACCAAAATCAATAAACGATGATGTTTTAATTACCATACCAGAAATTTGAAAATTTTGATATTCTAATAAAGTTTCATTAGTTAAAATACCCATTTCAGGTGTGAAGTTTGCCGCAAATGTCGCTTCATTAGTAAATCCAGCAAATTTACCTGTTTGGTCTGTATCAACAACAATAGGTAAGAACGCGTCAACCTCTGAATACGCATTAGAGTAAACCTCAACGTTTTTGAACCAAATGCTCGAATACTCATCATCAAACTCAAATAGAGAAACCCATTTAGATTTTGCGGACCTTACACCGTAATTTATTTGTGATGCGTAGTTTGCATCTTTTGTCCACTCAACTTTAATAACGTTTAAAGTTCCAAAATCAAATTGATTGATATAATCAACAATATACGTTTCGTTAGTGTGAACGATAATTAATTCATTGATACCAACTTTTTGATTTTTTAATGACTCAATACATTTTTCAAAGTATTCAGTAAATCCGTTTGCTTTTCCTGACTTAATTGGTAAAATAACCGATACGTCAAATTTTTGTGTGTTTTCCATATTATTCTTCAATAATTTCTAGTTTAGTTAATTGTTCTTCAAATGAAGTAAGTCTTGTGTTAACGTAATCGTTAAATAACTTTACAGAAACCTCATCGAATTCTTTTTTTGTTGATAAATTCTCAACAGTTTTAATCATTTCCTCATATAAATTAGGGTTAACATTGTCCTCTAACCAATTTTGTAGGAAGTCCGCAACAAAATCTACCATTTGATTCTTATTGTTAATCCAAATACCATTATTCTCTGACATCCAAGGGGGTAGTAAGTTTGGTGTTAAACCTAAGACAGGAACTCCACAAGTCATTGACTCTAATGGGAATGTACCATAAGCACTTTTGTCATCAATCCATACAGATAAGAAACTTTCTTTTAATGCTTTGGCAAATTCTTCTTCAGATAAACCTCTCATATCTCTAAAAGTAACCCATCTATATTGTGGGAATTTTATATAGAAAGATTTAATTAAATTAACGGAATCTCTTTGTTCTCTTGAATGAACCGCAATGATTGGTTTTGGGGGTAATGTTTGTTTGGTGAATGATTCTGAAATAAACGGTCTTAAAATATCATAAGAAATACCTTTCATTAAATTTTCTAAAAACTCCATTTGAGATTCTGATGTGGTAATACATTTGTAAAAACCTAATTGTGACCAAGATTGTCCTGGTTGCAAGGTTTCCAATACGTGGTCATAAGCTTGACATAGTACAATTTTACCACAAGGTAATTTAGAAATTTGACTCATCACAAATCCGTATAATTCAGGAATAACAATAAAGTCTTCAGGTGAAACTTCTAAGTTTTCGCCTTCAATTGATTTATGGGGTAATGATGTCATGTATGATTCCCCTAACCATCCTGATACGCCAGTGTAGTCAGGTTTCTCATGTAAAATGATTGGGTTATACCCTTCATTTAATAATGACATCCCTAAATTATAGATGTAAGCAATTGATGATTTGGCGTTACCCTTAGTATCCTGAACTAAAAGATAGATTCTTGATTTCTTATCTTTCATGTTTTGGATTGACTGTTCTAATTTTGAAATTTGTTCTTTATTCATGGTATTAGTATTTGTTTAGTAATTTTTTATTTAAAAGTGTGTTAAACGCTAATTTAAATGGTATTGATATTTCTGAACCTTTACCTGCTAAGGTTTCATCAATTTCATCTGTGACATCCATAATCACTTCTAACATTAGTTTAATTGTTTCGTATTTTACTATATTAATTTGTGTACTCTCAGTTTCGCCAGAAGACGATAATGAATCTTGATTTATTTGAATGTATTCATCAATCTTGTCTAAATCCAAATAGTAATGTTCTCCTAATATTTTTAACATTATAAAATAGTTTTTAATTTATCTTTTAATTCTTTGATTGTGTTTATTGTGTGTTCCGACTTAACATTATTATTATAAATTGTTTCATATTTAATTAATATCTTATCTGATGGATGGTCTAATAATAATGCAGGATTTGCCGTAAGTAAAACATCAATTTCATTCCACATGGAGTTAATTGTTGAATTACTATAAAATTTTACTTTTTCCACTAAACAACCAAATTTTGATAGGAAGAATAATGAGGCTGGTTTTGATTTACCTATCTCATCGGAAACAATTAATAAATCGTGATTGTCCCTTAAGTTAACATATATTTCATTTAAATCGTTAAATGTTGAATACTCTGATGACTGTGAATGACCAAATACTTCCATTGGGAATTCTTCATACAGAAATGTGAATAATTCATCATCAGATTGAAAGGTGAAATGACTTCTAAGGTCCAAACTTGTTACGGGAAGATTTATCTCATATTTAAAGGAATCCTCATCTTCAAGACCGTCCGTTTTATCTATCATATATTTTTGATAGGTTTGTTCTATTTTATCCAATGTGTTTCGTAGAACTCCATTAATTTCTATACCTATTCTCATATACATAAAAAAATATGTAAAAAACCCAATAAGTAAATTAAATTAAATTTATACTTATTGGGTTAATAATAATTTTAGTTTTCGTATCTTTTTAAGATTTTACTTATTAAAGGATTTCTAACAACATCTTCGTGGTTGAATTCAAATGTTCCGATGTCATCTAAATTTTGAAACTTTTGTAGTGCGTCCCATAAACCTGTTTGAGTTTTGTCTTTATGTCGGTCAAATTGTTCTAAGTCACCTGAAAGGAAGAACTTAGAATTAAACCCAATTCTTGTCAATAGTAATTTCATTTGACTTGGAGTTGAGTTCTGAGCCTCCTCAAACAATAGAATTGAATTGTCAATATTCATACCTCTCATGTACGCTAACGCAAAAACTTCAATTGCCTCAATTTCTTTTAATTTTTCTCTAGCTTCTTTACCAATAATTTTATTTAATAAATAATACGATGGGAAAATATAAGGGTCTAATTTTTCTTCAACATTGCCAGGAAGTGACCCTAATTTTTCTTCTGCTTCAACCGCAGGTCTTACGATAATAATTTTTTCATAAGGTGTTGTTGGGTCTGACAATAAGTCCACCGCAGCTTTCATGGCAATATAACTTTTACCAACACCAGCAGGTCCTGAACAAATAGTAATTTGACTATTAGTTAAAATGTCATAATACTTTTTTTGATTTACGCTTAAAAACTTTTCTTTAGTTTTTCTTTTAATAATCTGACTAATTAAGTCTTTTTTACTCACCGGTTTATTGGTGGTCTCCGGAGTGGGGGTTATTGTTGGTTTTCTTTTTCGTTGTTCAGCCATAGTTAAATTGTTATTGGGTATCTTAATCGGTTATATATTGATAAATTCATTATACCATTACTTTAATTATTAATCATTTGTGTAAATTACTGTAGTACTGGTATGTATTTTTTTAATTTATCATAATTTTTATTAACAAACGGCACTAATCCATTTTGATAGTCGTTCTTTAATTCTATGTCATTTGATTGTTGAACCCCCCTTGTTTGGCTTTCATAATGGTAAGCAACTGAATTACCATCAATTAAATTTTCAAAACCTAAGGATAGACATTTTAAATTTAATTCAACATCTTCAAAACAAGATTGGTAGACCTCATTAAAATAACCGCATTTTTCAAACATTGTTTTTCTAATCATTAGTAATGCCGCTGTTGAACCTACTACCTTGGATATGTTTGTATAATATCCGTAGTATGTACGTAACCCAATATGAGTTGCTTGTAGTCTTTTTAATTTGTCCACAAAAACAGTAATCCCATTATGTTGTACTGTGTTATTTTCGTAATGTAATCGACACCCAACGGTTCCAGTTTTATTGGTGTCTTTGAATATCTTTAACATGTTATATATTACATTATTCAGTATTTTAATATCGTTATTACAAAATAAAATAAATTCATACTCATTAGGTATATGGTTTGTAACCACATCATTATTTATTTTTGCAAAATTGTAATAATCATATTCAATTAAAGTGATGTTATTCTTATTACTAATTAACTCTTTTAATTTTGTTTTACTATCATCAGAGGAGCCAGTGTCGGCGATAAAAATATGGAAAAGAGTGGGGTTACAATGTTCGTAAAATGATTCAACGCAATTTTGGATTAATTCAAACTTATCTTTTGTTGGGATAATAATTGCAACTTTACCAATATTTTTAATTGGTTTTTCAATTACTTTAGGAACGTAAACACTGTTAGGTTTTAAATCTAATGGTAATATAGACAAGAATTTCTCTAAAAATTTAACCTTACTTTCAAAAAATTCGTTATTCGGTTGTCCTACAGATTCATGTGTGATGTCAAAAGAAAACGTAACACCAATCTTAACATTTTCAATATAATTACTTAAACAAAACGGATGGTCATAAAAGTGAAATTTCCCAATCGTTTCGTCAAACGTGTTTTTAATTTTTGTTTTGTCGAATGACATAAATAACCCATCAATAGTTACAACAGGTATCAGTTGAGGTATTTTTGCAGAATATTTGTTAATCCATTTATTTTGACCTACAGGGTGGTGATAAACATGACCAACCATAGTTGTTCTCATTTCCTCCCAGTATACCCCTGATTCAGGGAAATAACATGACCCCGCCTTACCAATAATTCCATAGTCAGGATTATTTTCAAAATCACTAACTAGTTTCTTACCCCAATTTTTTTCTAATTTAATGTCGTTATGACAACAAACAACAATATCATATATAGATTGTGATATACCTTTGTTATATACCTCAGCCAAACTATACTGATTATTGTTTTGGAATTCTAATATCTGTACATTTTTTAACCCAACAGTTTGTAACAAATGTTGTTTAAATTTGTTATTATATGTTTCGTCTTTATGGGTTGAATATATTATTGTTATCATATATGGTTATCTCAATAAATTATAGATGGATAATGGTTTATTAAAGTGTGTTTTAGTTAATGATTTGTTATAACATTCTTTTGCAAAATGCCCATCAGCATCATACTTGTTTATAAAAAATTGACTAACCCCAACAGTATTTCTTGAAATAATAAAATTGTGACTATCAATCTGTCTAACATCTATTACTTTACCAACAAGTCTTGTGGTTCCATCTTTGTTTAATTGTATAAATGAAATAAAGTCAGAATTACAATTCTTAATTGTTTCCCATAATTCAGGATGTACTGAGGTGTCATCATCATTAAAGTATATATAACCATCATCAATTATGTTTAAAGCATAATTTCGTTGGGCATGACCAACTACACTACCTTTTTCTCTATATAAATGTGGCTCACAATTTAATGGGATTAATTCCTTTTTTGGTAGTTCATCCATATCAAAGACAACAATCCATCTATAATTTTCTTTTGGTATATTAATAGTTTCACTAATTACATGTAGATTCTCAGGTCTACTACACGGTGTAATAATATTTAAAAACATTGTTAATTAATTTTAATTACCCAACTAGTATCTTGGAACGTTTTATTTGGTTCACCCACTTTTTCTTTAATTGATTGGACTACCCCACTCCATACAGGATGAAAATCATGACCACCAATAAAACCACCTTTAACAATTAATGGTTTATAATTATCAATATCTTTATTTACTTGGGCATAAGTGTGAATACCATCAATATAAATAAAATCAAAACTTTCATTAATTAATTCATTAATTGCGTCATCAGATGTTTGTTTGATTAAACGGATATTACTGAATGTTTTAGTATTTGATATAAATTCTTCGTATACCTTATTTAAATCCATATGATAACAAGTTATATCATTTAAGTCATAATCATTAAGAAATGGGTCTATTGAGATAACTTCTTTAAAATGTTTCGCAAATATTTTAGTAGACTCACCAGCATACGAACCAATCTCAACCATTCTCATTTTAGTAGTATCCCCAAATTCATTCAGATATTGTATTAAATCCATTAAACCTTTGGTGTAATGCTCATCTCTCATTACATATAGTTTATTAATTTTTTCTTTATTTACCATTTTTTTAAATTTGTAAAATTTTTATGAGGGTAAATAGAACCATTGGTGTAGTTATTAAAACTACTTAGAATTCTATTTGGGTGTTCATTAATATGTTCAGAGTCTTTTATAAAAATAGAAACATAATCCGACCATATATCCATTTCTTTATCACTAGTGTAGAGCTCAAGAACCTCACAATTATACCCATTACGTTTACCCCAATTAGACATGGCGTTTCCACTATCAGGAAAAAATCTCCAGCAGTCAACAGGATATCTATGAAAATCCCCGTTTGATGGTGCGTTTAAATAAAAAAGACCTGAAGGTTTCAGAACCCTCATAATTTCCAAAAAATTCAACCAAAAAAATTCACTATGTTCAAAACAAGATGAACTAATAACATAATCAAAAGAGTTATCTCCAAAAGGTAAGACATATTGGTCTTCAAGTACGACATCAACACCAGGTCCTGAGCCTAAATCAACCCCAATATATTCCATATTTTCAGGGGATAATGAACGGATGTTAAACCCTCCAATATAAGAACCAATTTCTAATATTTTACCCGAATCTTTTTTATTATAAATGTAATTCGTAAAAAATCTTTTTGAGTTATCTTCAGCAGTTTTGTGCATAATATTAATTATATACCTGTAGAACCAAATCCGTTATCGTTTCTATCTTTTTTGGCCACTTCATTTTTTTCATCTAAATAAACCCAACCACCATTAACTACGGGGCATAAAACTGCTTGAGCAACTTTCATACCTTTAGTAATTGTAAAAGGTTCTTTATTTGTGTTGAATATAATCACTTTTACTTCACCTGTGTATCCATTATCCACTGTTCCTGGTGAGTTTAAACACATTAAACCTTGATTAATTGCCAATCCACTTTTAGACCTAACTTGGATTTCATAACCATCTTTAATATCAAACGATAGTCCAGTTGGGACTAACCCTCTACCAAGACCTTCAATTGTCACATCTTCAACTGAATATAAATCAAAGCCAGAATCACTTGCGTAATTATAACTTGGTGTAACCGCATCAAGATGTAGTTTCGTAAATCCTAAATCCAGTTTAGGTTTATAGTTTTTCATATCAACTTCTAATTGTTTGACATCAATACCAAACTCGTCAAGTATTTGATTATAGTCAATATCATCATTTTCTGGCGTTGATAACATTAATTTTAACTCTTCCGCTTTTTTCTTTAAAAAATCTAAATCAAATTCTTCTGTCATTATTTAAGTTCTTTTAATTTTTTTATCACCTCAATTAATACGTTAACATCTCGTTCGCAGTATTCTGAGATTTCTTTTAATTTTCCGTGATTCCAATATGAATCGTGTACTTTATCACCAGTAATTTCGCCCTCTTTTGAAGATGGAACATCCATTGACGCACACATTAAGTCTAATGAACCAATTGCAGTGTAAGCACCGTATTGCCAAATTTCTTTAGTGTCAATAGCTTTAATTTCCCATGGTTTTGTATCGTATGATGGTAGAATTGATGGTGGAAGTAATCCATTAATAATCATTCTTTTGGCAATCATCGGAATATCAAAATTCTTTAAATTATGACCACACAAAAAGAAATCCAATTTTCCGCAACGGTCCAATAATTTCTGACAATCACGTAATAATTGTTTCTCATCATCACCAAAAAAGGTTTGTTTTTTAACTTCACCATTATCCATAACAAAGGCGACACTAACACATACAATCTTTGCAAATTCGGGAACCAATGAGGTTCTTGTTGAAAATATAATATTTTGTCTTTCATCTTCATTTTCTCCCTTAGTTGAGTCTTCGGGGAATCGTTTTAAAAACCAATCTAAATACTTATCAAATTGATGTGCAATCTCGGGATGATTTTTAACACAAGTGTCAAAGTCTTTTTCAATCCCAACGGTTTCTATGTCAAGAAACAAAATTTTAGTAATAGGTATTTTAATCATTTGTATCTAAATTTTTTATTATTTCAGGATTTTGTTTTAATGTTTGTATTGTGATTAAATCTTTAATTTTAGTTGTTGACCAATTGTGAGACCTTGTAGTGTAAACGACATTAACTGGTAGATGGTCTCCTGTAAATCGTTTACCAATATAATCGTCACCCAAAATTCTAACATCAGGTTTAAAAAACTCAATTAGTTTTACTAAATCTTCTTCAGTTTGATATGTTACAACGTCATCAACATACTTTATTGACATCAAAGTTTTATATCTTTCATATAATGGAACAACTGGTTTATACTTTGTAAATCTTGTTTCGGACGGGTCTCTTTGTAAAAAAACCATAAAGTAATCACAATGTTCTTTTGCCGCTTCAAAAGTGTAAATATAACCTGGGTGTAGTAAATCAAAATTACCTGCGGTGAACCCAACTTTACCTTTTTTATTATACATATTATTTATTTAATTAATGATTTATAAAATTCTGCTCTATCTTTAGTTACGTTATTTAAATCGTATTTGTCTTTAACTGTTTCATATAATCTTTCCCCCATATCAGTAATTAAATTAGGGTTTTGGATTAACTTTTTAATATGTTTAGACCAATCACTATGATTTCTATGTTCAGGAACTAACATTGCGTTACCATCAACAAAATTACCATTTTTTAAACAATGTTTCAAGTCAATTGTATAAGGACCAATTTCTGAAGCAATTAACGCTTTCTTATAAAATCCTGCCTCAATAACTTTTAATTGGGATTTCATTCTATTAAAGATGTGATTTTTAATTGGTGATAAAGAAATATCAAGCTTTGAATAATTCATTGCGTAAGATGTTACAGGTTTAGTCCATACTCTAACATAAGGTAATTCTTTGTTAGAAACATAATCACCTTCTTTATATTCTATTAAAAATTTTTTATAATCTTCATCCACTAAATTATAGTTGTTTGTAAAAATTTCTTCATATTTTGACCATACAGTTTCATGAGGTAAAATATCTCTACGTTTTTGTTCACCTGTTTGCGGATTAATTTCAGTAACACTACCTCTAGTGTCAAAACCACAAATAACATATTGAATTTTGTTATTAATTTCAGAACCGTTTTTTTGTGTAAAACCTTGTAATAACATTAAGTCATGTAAGTGAGATGAACCACCTAACCACCCAACTCTGATTCTATCTGATTTGACAGTCGGTTGATTAAATTGAGGTTCTTTTGGGTTAATTGCGTTAGGGAATACAACAACGTTCTTATTAAATTTTATAATTTCATTTGCAAAAATATCCGTTGTTGTCATAACATAATCGGCTTCTTTTAAATTTGCAACAATTTTTTCGTTAATTTTTTGTTGTACAATTATTTGATGAATAGGATGTTCTTTTGTCGGTAACCAATAATCATCAATATCAACAATGACAATAACCCCAATTGATTTTAAATTTCTAATAATATTAGGTGTATTATCGTAGTTACTTCCAATATTTCTATGTACGTGTACAATTTGGTATTTACTCCAATAACTCGGGTCACCAATTCTTGGTTCGTAGTCAATGTCTACGTGAAAGTCATCGGGATATAGATTTTGTAAGTGTACGTGGGGGTCGACCGAGCGAAATTTCCCAACACCACTTTTATCACTTGGTAGTACTAAAACATTAATTTTTTCTTTCATATTATAAAATTCTCTAAAAAATATAATAAGAAATTAAAGAAATATCAACCGTATTAAAATAAAAAAACCCCACATAGTTATGAGGGGGTTTTTTATTTAATGTAAACTTCTCTTTAAGGTATTTTTTTTATCTTAGTAACCTTACCCTCAAATATATGTTTACCTACCTTAAAGGAAAATATTTCATTTGATTTTTGGGTGGATTCGGCAATTAATCCATTTTCTTGTAGCACTTCTTCAACAACCTCTCTTAATAATTCTTTTAAAGTTGATAAATCTTGAGTTGGTATTGATTGTTCTACCATTCTATTTGGTTGATGGCCTTTTGGACTTCCTTTAGCATCAAGATTCATTAATCTAGACGCTTTATCAATCAAATCATTAGATAATGACGGCCCCGCCATTGAGTTTGGTTGATTGATGGGGTGTTCTATCATTAATCTTTTAATCTCATCAGGTAATTTAGAAGACATTACTCTATCTTTAGTTATTGGTTGTTGATGTGATGGGGATGATTGAGTAACTGATTCCTGCATAAATTCTTGTGGTAAATTATATTTAGCTTGTGGAGCTTCATAATTTTCTACCGTTGGACTTGTCATATTTAAATTATTACCCGACCTTGGGGTGTTATTATGCTTATCCATAATAGCTTTAGATATCATTAATTTTTCTATTAAGTCGTTTTCGTTTGTCATATCTTATATTATTGGAGGTTGTTAATTAAACACTGCGTTAATAATAATTCTATTCATGCTTTTGTCTCCTGATGGATTATACCCTGGTTTAGACGATTCAAATTTTTCTCCCGTTGGTTTAAATGATAATATTTTATCAACTCTGAATAATCTCCACCCTGGTAAAGGTTGTTCTCCCTTATATGCGGTATGAGAAGACCCTTCATTATCCCAAGCTCTTAAAACAGGATTATCTGACTTACTATACCCAAGACAAACAGGTTCAATTTCTCTTAACCCTCTACCACCTGGTTCATCACCATCATAGTAAATTACTATCTTATCTCTTTTTTTTATAGCATCAACGATTGAATCAATCGATGCTACTTCTAAAATAAGGGATTTAACTGTATTGTAAAGTTTCATTACGCACTTGGTGTAGTGTATGGTGAGTTAGGTTTAAATTCATTAATAACTATCTCAGCCTTTCGTTCTAAGATGTCTTGAATTGCTCCCGCACCTTGATTATAAACATCTAAAAATCCTCCAGTACCTTTACCTTGAGCATCGCCATCAGCGATAGCGTCAGGATTAACTGCCGAATATTGATTTGTTGGTTTATAATCATTCTTTGGGAATAACTTTGCTCTTTCCATGTCAGCGATTGATGACAAGTCATTTTTAGGTTGTTCAAACACAATTGGGTCTATTGTCGCCATATTATATTATTTTTTTAATTAAATTGTTTATTCTGATTAGATTCTCCATAATAGCGGTATCATATTTATCAACAGTTGCTTTATGACTTTTACTTGGTCTATTAATTGTTGTCATGTCATTCTTTTCATGTGGCTGAATAAATTGATTAGGCAAAACCTCAGATTTATTCTTTTTAGTATTGTATACATTATCTCTCATTGAAGTTAAAGTATTGTGAACCCAATTCTTAACATAATGGCCACCATTCAATATATAAGATAAATCATTTTCATCACCCTCAAACTTATCAAACCAATTTTTCATTCGTTTTAATTGTTGATATGTAACCTCACGACTATCTCTTAGTTCTTTGTTTCTCTTATAACCCTCAACACTTTCGTCAGCACCTCCTGCGGCATCATGGCACTGTTGTAAATAACTTACAACCTCCTCAGGTAGGGAAAATTTATTTCCGTATAAGTCCTTATTCATTTGATTTTAATATGTTAATTAATTTAGAAATACTGATACCTTCTTTATCCGCTAATTTTTTAATTGATTGTAAATTTTTAACTAATATCTTACTAACGCTTTCATCACGTTTTACAACGTCTGAACTATCTTTAGATTTCTTAGTTAAGATATCCTCAACCATTTTAATCATTTTTTCTTTTTGTTGTTCTTCAATACTATCTTTTTCAGAAAGTCTTTGTTTTAATTTGCCATTAACTTTTTTAGCTTTAGGTAATTTACCAAATTCTTTCGCTCTTTGTACCGGATTTTCAACACCCATTTTTTTCAATATATTTACCGTTTGTCTAAAATCTTTTCCTTCGGTCTCAACATACCCAAAGGCTTCTGAATAATCAACTTCCGAAACAATATTTTCTTTTTTGTCTTCACTCTCACCATAATAAACACGGTAACCTCTTGTTACAGGGTCATTAGTTGTTCTAGCCATAACAACAGTCTGGTCCATTGTTTTTCTTGGTGAAAGGGTTAAATTTATTAAAGGAATTTTTGAACTTAACATTGTTCCATCAGAATCAACTAACTCTCCAATCTCACCTGAAGATTTTTTTACATCTTTTAATTTATCCTCAATATCTTTTGTTGTTTGTTTTTCTTTTGAGTTTAAAACATTATATACAACATCTTTAACTTTTTTTGCATCTTTTTTATCGAAGTCTATTTTTTTGTCTTTTTTTCTAGATTCACTTAAAGTGTTAGCAATAGAATAGTATAAGGAGATTTGGTTACCCCTATCTTTTAGAAAGAAGTAATAATTATTACTGTAGTATTCTTTGTTAAAATTTATCATAACATATTTTTCAATAAATACTTCGATTTGGAGTATTTATCATAAAAAAGATGGCAAGTCAAAATATAAATCAGTATTATCGTCCAAATTGGTCTCTAAAACTTAATTTAGACTCTAGTGATATGTCTTTGACCTCAGATGAACAAGACTACAATCAAGAAGTTGTTTTTTCACCATATTTGATTGCTCAAACATATGGAGACAGACTCCCAATTTATTTTGACATTAACAATCCTTTAAGTGTTCAAAATCAAACACTTTTGTATAAACAATACAATAATAATAATATTTTTGTATCTCAAAATTATTACAACCCAAATAATGAAGATTTAACTTGTTATTCATCATCAACATCATGTGATATTGGGTTAACAGGTATTGATAATGGATTAGTCGACCAAATGACCGGTGAAACGATAACATTTACTAAAGGATTATACTCTGATTATTTGAAATTTAATAGAATGTACTATGACCGAAGACTTAAGTTACACCAAGTTACAGGTCACACTATGTCACCTAATGTAAGATTTTCAGGATTCAATAAAACCGTGTTATACGAAGTTGTTAGTAAATCAAGCCCTTTTGAAGGTAGGTACCACGAATTATACGGTGGGTTTTATCAAGGATTTTATAAGTTATTTGGGTTTGATTATGAAGTTTTCCCTGAAAGAATGAATAAAGGGTGGTCGGTTGAGATGGTATTAAAACCAAGATTATTCAACGAACACACTCCATTACCAAATGAAACAACTCTTAATGAAATTTATCCAAATAATAAAAATACTTTTTTTTATTTTGGGACTAGAGCTGAAAATAAATTTTATCACCATGCAAGTGGTAGTCCATTATGTTTTTCAGGTTATAATAGAGTTACATCAGGTTTAACTGAACTACAAACATGTGCATGTTGTAATAGAACAATTACGGATAGTAGATGTATTTTTGTTTATCCACCTAGGTCAGTGAATAATATCCATGACCCTCACGTTAATTATGGTTGTGGTAGTTGTAAGGGAGACCCACAAAAAAAAATTACGTGTGGTTGTGATTGTAATTTAGACCCATGCGAAACTTGTGGATGGGAGTGTCAAACACACGTATGTAGTACGGTTATTGAACCAACCCCAACACCTTCACCAACGCCAACCCCAATACCTGATTGTGAACTACCACCTGTTTGCTCTCCATCATGTGATGTTTGTACACCAACCACGACTTGTTATAATTGTAATACAGGATTTACATCAATTGAAAATACTTGTGAGACAAACCCAATATATGATTCTATGTCAAACGCGTTATCTTTTAGATTATGTGGCGACCCAAAAAACCCTGGTATTGGTGTTAGAATGTTAAAATTTACAGGAGATTGTGTTACTACAGGCTCTTGTGAAACAAGTGGAATTACTTACACTACAGGACACACTATTGTTGATTATTGTACGCCGCCAATTTACCCTACATGTTTATTAGAGAATCCTGCGTGGTTAGATGAGGAACATTGGTTCCAAGTAGACGCGGTATGGGAAAGATATACATGGTTAGATACTTGCGATTTATGGTATCGAGGAGGACTTGGTGATATAACTGAAAAACTTTATTTAGAGTCACTAGCCAATAATGCATCGTCATTAATAACTGTACCATACACACAAATTGACTGTAAACCATCAGAACAAATCGAACTGGTCAGGTTAAATGAAAAATGGTTAATTGATAAATTATACAGAAACGGAAGACTTAAAATTTATGTTAATGGTAAGTTATTCCATACTATAGAAAATTTTGAGGAAATCATCCCAAGAGGATTAGATACTGACAAAGAAAAACAAGTTGGGGTTCCGTTTAATATATCGTGGGGTGGGGGTACTCAAGGACTTAGAGAAAATTTAACTTTTTCATCAATAACACAACCTTACGGACCATATATACAAGACCCTGAAAATTTCCCAATTAATGATTTATCAGGAACAACATTTAGTGGATTAAAAACTAATATATTAATTGAGCAAAATTTTGCGGGAACTTTTGATGGTGCTATTTCACAATTTAGAATGTATGTTACCCCATTATCGGCACCTGAGGTAAAACACAACTTTAATTTATTAAAAAATATTTTCAGAATGTTTAATCCTGATTGTCCTGACTGCTCAACATCGGTTTGTTTACCTAACGACTTTACCTACAAAATATCCGATGAGACAACCACAACAACCACCACGGCAAATTTAACAACAACAACTACAACCTCAAATTTAACAACAACAACTACAACCACATATTCACCAACAACAACTACAACCACATATTCACCAACAACAACTACAACCACATATTCGCCAACGCCTACACCAACAAAACAACCATCGGTAAGCTGGCCCCCAACTTCAACACCAACTTCAACACCAACACCTACGCCTACGCCTACGGTTTATACACCTGGAGAGTGTATTCGTTTTATTGATGAAGGAACGACTTGTAGTGGTACAATTGTATTACCATCAAATATAAATCCTTCACCTCAGATTAATGGTAAATCATCATATTATTTTACTTATTTTGCTCTCGCACCCCCCACCTTATTAATGAGGATTTCTTGGGATAATATAAATAATTATTGGATTTTAGAGGATATGACCACATATTATCCATTACCTGACCCACTCGCATATCTTCCTATAAATAGTCCAACACCAATTGGGTCAATGGCTCAATGGGTGGCACTACCAAGTCTTATAGGTAGTTGTCTATATGGTGGCGGTAGTGGTAGTGAGGGTCCACTTTTTCTTACGACTACCGGTATTGGAGATTGTTCACCTTGTTGCAAAACATTCCAATTATATAGTGGATTTGGACCTGGAACTGGTTCAACGTATCAAATTTTATATTGTGATAATACTGTTGAAGTTATTGATGTACCATTATATGTTACCATAACTTATAAATGTGCTATCAATGTAATTAAACTTAATGGTGGAGGAACTGTAACAGTTGTTGATATCAATTGTGATTGTGACCCAAATAATCTAACTTTATTTAATGAGCAAAAATTAGGTAGAATATTTATTGAGGACAAAAGAGATAACAAATATTTAATTCAAGATAAATTAACAATACCTAAAACAACTATAACTAAAAAAGAATGGGATGGTAATGTTTGGTGGGGTAATCAAGGCAACACACCGCAATGTGTTGGTTATGCTTGGGCACATTGGATTTGTGATGGGCCAATAACTCATAGAGGAGCTTTACCAATAATCCAACCATCGTTGATTTATCGTGAAGCTCAAAAGGTTGATGAATGGCCGGGTGAAAGGTATAACGGTACGTCTGTTAGAGGTGGTGCAAAATATCTAATGAGTTCAGGTAAAATATCATCATACTTATGGGCGTTTGATATTAACACACTAATTAATACTGTGTTAAATGTTGGACCAGTCGTTGTTGGAACCAATTGGTATTATAATATGTTTTTTCCTAATAAAAATGGTTTAATTCGTTTAAGTGGACATATTGCGGGAGGACACGCTTATGTTATTAATGGAGTGAACACCATCACAAAACAATTTAGAATTAAAAATAGTTGGGGGAAAGCTTGGGGAGTTTCAGGACATGCCTATATAAGTTTTTCAGATATGAAAAGACTAATAATAGAAAGGGGTGAAATCTGTTTAGCAATAGAGAAACCTTTCTAATTACAACGTTAACCTTCGTTCCTTGTTAGACACCAATATTATCATAAGAATTTAAACTAACAAAAAAACTAAAGATATAAATAAAATCCTCCGAAGTTTTGGGGGATTTTTTGTTTTATAAAAGAGTTAAAGTAAACACCAACTATTTATTCAATATGACGCAAATTGAGATTACTGGAGTTTTTGGAGTTACATTACCGTATAATTTATATGTATGTGATGTCTATGGTAATCAATGTGTTTTGTTGGCAACTGTTAACGTTTCTGTACCACCCGCAATATCAATGTTACTACCTACACAATTTGATTCGGCACCATCTGTTGGTGTTAAAATTATTGATTTTTTGGGGTGTGAGAAGTTTGGAATAATTTATTGTGGTTTAATCACATCTCTTAGTGATTACCAAAATGGGGAATCTTTTATTTTTATGGATGCAAATATTTATACAGTTGAAACCCAATAAAAACCAAATTATAAAAATATTCATATTTATACATATAGACTAATAAGATGCCGAATTATCAAAGACTGACCAAAAGACCCCAATCACTGATAGTATCGCCAGATGACATTGCACACATTGTTATTACGGGAGATACATTACAAAATCCTGCAGGTTCGTCATACAAATCAAGTATACAACAAATTGTGTATGAGTTATTACTTGGTGGTTTATTGGTTATTAGTGGTCAAAATATTTTTTCAGGAATTAATGGTGCGTTAAGAATAAGTGAGACTAATATATGAACGAAACAATTGTAATATCTAGTACCAATTATGATGGTCAAATTGTTAATGTCGTATTTAAACCTGACAACAGTATGGATGCGATTAATTTAGGTGATGTATTATTACCTTTTTTATTTGAACCCGACTTATTAATACCCCCAAGAGAAATTTATGGGACTTACACTATTTTATCGGTTAATTCAGACTGTCCTAACTTCTTATCTGTTGCTAGACCAACACCGACACCAACACCAACGCCAACAAATACACCGACAAGTACACCGACGGTAACACCAACAAATACTCCAACCCCAACTTTAGACCCATGTAAGGTTCCGACTCCAACCCCAACAGTTACCCCCACGCCAACCAATACTCCAACCAATACCCCAACACCAAGTGCAACTTGTACAAATCCTTGTGGTTGTCCTAAACCAAGTAAAACTCCAAGACCAACCCCAACTTCAACTCCTACTCCAACATATAACCCTTGTGCAACATCTACACCAACACCAACACAAACACCAACAGTAACACCAACGCCTGTAACACCTACGCCAACAGTAACACCAACACCTGTAACACCTACACCAACAAAAACACCAACAAATACTCCTACCCCAACTAACACCCCAACGCCTACATCAACCACAACTAACACCCCAACACCTACATCAACCTTAACACCAACTCCTACGCCAACAGTACCCCCAATATTTGCTTATGTGGTCCCTGAACCTCAAGACAATGGTGGTTCATCAACATCGGCGTATAAATTAGGTAGTTATATGTATTACTTAAGTGATGGTGTTACTATAGATACTAATGTTGATTGGTATGGGTATAGTAGTGGTGGATGGGCTGACCCAACAAACCCTTACTATAGTTATATGATGGATAAGTATATTTCTTACTCAGGATTTACTTTAGGTTCTGATGGTAATTTTATGACACCAGTAACATCATTTAATGGATTGATTAAACAATCCCCTGGTGTAGATACAGACGGATATGGATGTTCAATTAACCAATACACATTTGAAACTATTACAATTAGTACTTTAAATATAAACCCTAACGAATATTATTTTTATTCTGTGTGGATACCTTTATCAGGTGTTGGGGGTGTTATGAACAATATGACAATAGGTGTTGGATATATGTCATACCCTTGCAGTTTTGACCTTTTATTAACTCCGGCAACAACAATTTCAACTACTGACATTACAGTAACTTCAGGGGCGGCAATTCCTGCGGGAGTTTACCGTGTATTATATTGTTCCGTATCGACTTTATTACCACCATCTACACCATCAACAAATAATTTTTATTTCAAAGGGGAGACTAAAACTTAATTTTCGAATAATTATAATAAAAAAGATTTATGCCGTTTCCATATAAAAATCCATTAAATGCTCAACTTTCAATAGGTCCTTATACTGTCGCTAGAAATTCAGTACAAGGCACAGATTACAGTGTGCTTGGTATTGGTGGATGGATGGAAGTTGCTAATCTTAGTGACCTTTCATTAACCTTTTCGGGAATTGGGTTACAAACTTTATCCGCAAACACAATACCAATCAATTTATATATTGGTAATGGGACACCATTTAACCCATCATACATTAATTTAAATTCGGATAATTTTTCATCAGGAAGAAGAAGAATTGGTATGATTGCTTATGTTAATGAAACAGGATTTGCATATCAATATCAGATTGATAATTATGAAACACTATGGAACGCAGCCACAGGTGCAACAGGTACGGTTACATTTAACCCTTATGACACCCAAGTTAAAAATAATAGTGTTGCAGGTCAAAATTTTATAAATGCGTGGACAGGTTCAACTATTGAAGGTGTATCAGGGACTACAAGAACAAATGCTAGATGGAGAATATTTCCTGAAGATTGTTGTTTAACAGGGGGAACTTATTTTTCTGCAACTAGTCAATTAGATTTATATAATAGTGATGGTACTACGGTAGTTGTTACAGGTATTACCGCATCAGGGGGTGGTTCAGGAACTTCAGGTTCAAGTGGGACATCCGGCTCAAGTGGTTCTTCAGGAACTAGCGGAACATCAGGTTCAAGTGGAAGTTCAGGGAATGACGGAAGTTCAGGAACTAGCGGAACAAGTGGTAGTAGTGGTTCTTCAGGAACTAGCGGAACATCTGGCTCAAGCGGAAGTTCAGGTTCAAGTGGAAGTTCAGGAAATAACGGTTCTTCAGGAACTAGCGGAACATCAGGGTCTAGTGGTATTAGTGGGGTGAACGGTTCTTCAGGAACTAGCGGAACATCAGGTTCAAGCGGTAGTAGTGGTTCTTCAGGTGATAGCGGTTCTTCAGGTTCAAGTGGAAGTTCAGGTTCAAGTGGTGATAGCGGTTCTTCAGGAACTAGTGGAACATCAGGTTCAAGCGGAAGTTCAGGTTCAAGCGGTTCTTCAGGAGATAGCGGTTCTTCAGGAACTAGCGGAACATCAGGCTCAAGCGGTTCTTCAGGAGATAGTGGTTCTTCAGGAACTAGCGGAACATCAGGTTCAAGCGGAAGTAGTGGTTCTTCAGGAACAAGTGGCTCAAGCGGAAGTTCAGGGAATGACGGTTCTTCAGGAACATCTGGCTCAAGCGGAAGTTCAGGTTCAAGTGGTTCAAGCGGAAGTTCAGGGAATGACGGTTCTTCAGGAACTAGCGGAACATCAGGCTCAAGTGGAAGTTCAGGTTCAAGCGGTTCTTCAGGAGATAGCGGTTCTTCAGGGACTAGCGGAACATCAGGCTCAAGCGGTTCTTCAGGAGATAGTGGTTCTTCAGGAACTAGCGGAAGTTCAGGTTCAAGTGGTGATAGTGGTTCTTCAGGAACAAGTGGCTCAAGCGGAAGTTCAGGGAATGACGGTTCTTCAGGAACATCAGGTTCAAGTGGAAGTTCAGGTTCAAGTGGCTCAAGCGGAAGTTCAGGGAATGACGGTTCTTCAGGAACTAGCGGAACATCAGGTTCTTCAGGAACTAGCGGAACATCTGGCTCAAGTGGAAGTTCAGGTTCAAGTGGAAGTTCAGGGAATGACGGTTCTTCAGGAACTAGTGGTTCAAGTGGAAGTTCAGGGAATGACGGTTCTTCAGGAACTAGCGGAACATCAGGGTCTAGTGGTGTTAGTGGTTCTTCAGGAACAAGTGGCTCAAGCGGAAGTTCAGGGAATGACGGTTCTTCAGGAACTAGCGGAACATCAGGGTCTAGTGGAAGTTCAGGTTCAAGTGGTGATAGTGGTTCTTCAGGAACATCTGGCTCAAGTGGAAGTTCAGGTTCAAGTGGTTCAAGCGGAAGTTCAGGGAATGACGGTTCTTCAGGAACTAGCGGAACATCAGGGTCTAGTGGTATTAGTGGGGTAAACGGTTCTTCAGGAACTAGCGGAACATCAGGTTCAAGCGGTTCTTCAGGAACTAGCGGAAGTTCAGGTTCAAGTGGTGATAGTGGTTCTTCAGGAACTAGCGGAAGTTCAGGTTCAAGTGGTTCTTCAGGAACAAGTGGCTCAAGTGGAAGTAGTGGTTCTTCAGGAACAAGTGGCTCAAGCGGAAGTTCAGGGAATGACGGTTCTTCAGGAACTAGCGGAACATCTGGTTCAAGTGGAAGTTCAGGTTCAAGTGGTGATAGTGGTTCTTCAGGAACTAGCGGAACAAGTGGAACAGATGGTTCTTCAGGAACTAGCGGAAGTTCAGGTTCAAGTGGTGATAGTGGTTCTTCAGGAACTAGCGGAACAAGTGGTTCTTCAGGAGATAGTGGTTCTTCAGGAACTAGCGGAACATCTGGTTCAAGTGGAAGTTCAGGTTCAAGTGGTGATAGCGGTTCTTCAGGAACAAGTGGAACAAGTGGAATAGATGGTTCTTCAGGAACTAGCGGAACAAGTGGTACAGATGGTTCTTCAGGAACTAGCGGAACAAGTGGGACAGATGGTTCTTCAGGAACTAGCGGAACAAGTGGTACAGATGGTTCTTCAGGAACTAGCGGAAGTTCAGGTTCAAGTGGTGATAGTGGTTCTTCAGGAACTAGTGGAAGTTCAGGTTCAAGTGGTGATAGTGGTTCTTCAGGAACTAGTGGAAGTTCAGGTTCAAGTGGTGATAGTGGTTCTTCAGGAACTAGCGGAACAAGTGGTTCAAGTGGTACAGATGGTTCTTCAGGAACAAGTGGTACAGATGGTTCTTCAGGAACTAACGGAACATCTGGCTCAAGTGGAACATCAGGTACAGATGGTTCTTCAGGAACTAGCGGAACAAGTGGTTCAAGTGGTACATCAGGCACAGATGGTTCTTCAGGAACTAGCGGAACAAGTGGCACAGATGGTTCTTCAGGAACTAGCGGAACAGATGGTTCTTCAGGAACAAGTGGAACAAGTGGAACAGATGGTTCTTCAGGAACTAGCGGAACAGATGGTTCTTCAGGAACAAGTGGAACAAGTGGAACAGATGGTTCTTCAGGAACTAGCGGAACAGATGGTTCTTCAGGAACAAGTGGAACAAGTGGAA